ACAACATGTAAAAGCTTCTATGCTTTATAATTTTTTAATTAAAAAGAAGAAATTGATGTATCCGTTTATCGGTAATGGTAGTCAAATCAGAGTTGTATATGTAAACAAAAATAATATTCTCCAAACGGAAATCATCGCATATGTCGGTAATTATCCCCCAGAGTTTGCGGAGTATTTCAAAATTGATTATAATACACAATGGTATAAAAACTTTATCAAATTGATTGAAGATTTTTACGATGCATTTGGTTGGGGTAGTGTGATCTTGGAAAAGACAAATATTGAGGAGTTTGTCGTGTTCTAAGAGGAGACATTATGTCAAGAAGTATTTATGATATCGTTAAAAGCGATAAAGGTTCAAAAGATAGAGATGCACTTTCAAAATATTCATTTGATATGGATGAGGAAGTGCGGTTTCTATCTACCAATTGTGTATCATTAAACTTGCTTTATAGTGGGCGTGTTAAGGGTGGAATTCCTATTGGTCATATGAGTATGGTTTCAGCACCATCTCAGTTAGGTAAATCGTTTATTGCTATGAATATTACTCGTAGTGCTCAAAAGGCTGGTATGCAAGTTGTAGTTATAGATACTGAACGATCATTCCGAAAAAGTATGGCTAATGCGTTAAGAATTGATTTGTCTCCCGATAAAATTCAAGTATTTCGGGAAAGTTGTATTGAAGAGATTGAGGGTATCATTTTGTCCATTACGGATCAAATGACTATCGAAGAACGTCAAAATACAATATTTATTCTTGACAGTTGGGGTACATTAATTACGTCTAAAACTATTAAAGATGGTTTGAATGGTAATGATGTTGTAGATATGTCAGAAGCTAAGAAAAAGAATCGTTTAGCAAATATTTTGTTAAACACACAAGCTACGTTTTTCGTAGTAAATCACGTTTACGACAATACAGGTGGTTTCGGTGATCCGTTAATAATTCCTGGTGGTCGAAGAATCGCATTTAACTGTGATGCTATTGTATTGGGTATGTCTCGTGCTAAAGATAAAAATAAATCTACGGATGCGATTGAAGGTCATATCATTACTGCTAAAACATTTAAATCTCGATTCTCTAAAGGTGAAAGTAAATTGCAATATAGAATTAGGAATGAAGGTGGTCTTGATCCTTTCTACGGGTTACTTAACGATGCTATGGATTATGGCTGTGTAGTTAAACCTAAAGCTGGGAAATACTCAAGAGCATTCATCGAGAACGACAAAGAGTTTAAAGAAAACGACATTTACTGTGTTGAATTCTGGAAACCTATTTTCGATGATACAGAATTTTCTCAATATCTTGAAGACAAGTATACTTTTGCTGAAGATAACACTGTTGTGAACGAAGAGGAATTTTTGGACAGTATTTTTTCTTGAGGGTGATTAATGAGTGATAATGACGAAGTGTTATTAGAAGACATTATCATGAAGTTTTTATATACAGATTCTAAGGTAAGGGATAAAGTTATCCCTTACTTTAAATTTTCATTATTTGACAATTCTGATAATGTGGAACTACTTAAATTTATAAAGAAATTTATGATTAAGTATGGGAAGTTCCCGAATGTAAAAGAAACTCGATTAAAACTGAAAGATGCTGATGTGTTTAATCATTTACGAGAAGTTTTGAAAATAGACATCTCGGATTATACTACAGAAGTGATACTGGGGGAGATAGAGCGTTATGTTCAACAAAAGTCCTTAATGGAAGTTTGTTTTTCGATAGCGGAAAAAGTCACCAATGAAAAAATGGATGAAGTTTTAAATGCCCCCGATGAAATTAGAGAAGCTTTAGCTTTCTCTTTTGATGATAATGTTGGTCTTGATATTTTTGATGAATCTTCCGAGAATGATCTATATGATCACCTACATAATACTGATTATGTGGTATCTACAGGTTTAGATACAGTTGATGCGTTGATTGAAGGTGGATTTCACGAAAAAACTTTGACACTGATCATGGCTGAAACCAACATGGGTAAATCCCTAATGATGGGATCATTAGCTAAAAATAATGCTCAACAAGGTAAAAATGTTGTATACATTACATGTGAAATGTCTGAGTTTAAAATTGGTGAAAGAATACTTGCAAATTCGTTGGATATTAGTACGAAAGATATTAAGAAGCTGACGAGAGAAAAATTTGGTGAATGCCTCAAAAGGGCAAGATCTAATATGGCAGGTAAGTTCATTGTAAAAGAGTATCCTACAGGTGTTGCGACTATAAGTCATATCCGTAATTTTATAAAAGAATTGGAGCTAAAGAAGAAATTCCTACCCGATATCATTTATATTGATTATATTGGTATTATGGCATCTATCGCCAGCAACAAATCGGATAACACTTACACTGTTCAAAAACGTATTACAGAGGAAGTTCGCAGACTTGCTGTTGAATTAGGTATACCTATTGTTTCCGCTATTCAGACAAATAGAATGGGTATGGGTAAAGATGAATTAGATCTTACAAATACATCAGATTCTATCGGAACAGCGTTCACAGCAGATATTATTATCGCTGTAACGCAATCAGATGAAATGCGAAACATGCTTAAATTCCGATGGAATATTATTAAGAACAGGTATGGGCAAAATAAAGTTGGCGTAACGATCAAAGTTGACTATAATAAAATGAGGCTATTAGATGACGAAGTGCTTAACGATGACAGTGATGGTAAAACAACCAATACAACAAATAAACCTGTTGCTGGTAGTAAACCAAAACGGGATTCAGTGGAGGACAAACCAAGTGATTCTAAGCCAAGAAATAGAAAAATAATTAGATCTGGTCCATCAAAAAAAGAAGACGATACAAAACCAAAAATTGAATATTAGAAATAATATACATACTCCATACTAAAAACGTGTGGGGTGTCATGTATCAATGTCAAATGCCAGATTGTAGCTATATTTGTGAAGATGTGTCTCAAATAAATTTTCACCATATAGTCCCACGATCTATGGGTGGGTCAGATAAAAAATCTAATTTGATAGAGTTGTGTCCTAATTGTCATTCGAAAATTTATGTTGAGGGTGTCAAGTCGGGTACACATGCTGTGAAAACTAAAAATTCTATTATTCTTATTGGTAAATTATTATCATCGGGTGGATTTGTGTTGGAATATAGAAATATAGATGATGATAATTTACAATATTGTTTATTAAAGTGAAGTTGGTGTTATGAATCCAGAAATTGAACCGATCCTTATAGAAACCGAATTAATAAAGAACGAGTGTGAAGAATTTAAACGCACAGAGGATACTCTTCACCGAGAACTTGATAGTTCTAGATTTTTTCATATAATGGAAACTGAATTTGAATTTGATTATAAAACTATTAGTCGTTTTATTCAAGGTGGGGTGTACACTATTAATGAACAACACAATTTCAATATTGCGTTACGTCAGTTGAAACGGTTGTACAATATAGATATTTCTGATTCCATTTTATTTATGGAAGATACGATATATTTATCAAACATTTTGAAGTTTATTGACGATGAAACTGAGTGGATTCTCACAGACGAATTAGCCAAAAAATTTAAGATAGAAGATGACATTCATAATCTATATGAAATTTGTTATTAAAAATAATTCTTGACGAAATTTTTGGCGAAATATATTTTTTGAAAATTTACACTTTTATCTTGACATCACCCACTAAAAATCGTTATCTTTATGATATACAAAAAACAACTCCTATAAAACTTATATGAAGGATGCTCTATGCCTAAAAAGACTTTTAAGAAAGACTGGTCTGGAATTAATCAAAAGATTAAAGACCGTAAGAACAAATTTAAAGATGACGACAGATTGTACAAGTTATCATATGTCAACAACCAAGCCAAAGTTACTATGAGATTGCTGGACTCTATTGATACAGATCTTCCATATGTAGAAGTTAAATCTCACTTCTTTAATGATGTTGGTGGTTGGTTGATTGAGCCATGCCCTAAAACTTACGGTAAAGAATGTCCTATCTGCGAAGATCTTAGCAAAACATATAAAACTGATAAAGAATTGTATGAATCTATCAAAGAGCGTAAAAACTCTCTTTCGTATTACACCAATGTATTGATCATTGAAGATAAGAATAACCCCGACAATGTTGGTAAAGTATTTATCTTCAAATTCGGTGCGAAAATCATGGAAAAAATCGAAGACATCATTGCTGAAGATAAACAGCCTTGGGATGATAACTGTGGTGTAAACTTCATCTTTTCTGCAAAGAAAAAGGGTGGAAACATGCCAAATTATGATGCGTCTCGATTCTCTGATGAAGAAACATCTTTGGAAGATTATGGTGTAGAAAAAACCATTCTCGCATCAAGACACAAATTGGGTACTTTGGTTGATGAATCTAAATGTAAATCATATTCTGAGCTTAAAGAAAAATACGAAAAAGTTATTGGTGAAGCTGATGATAAACCATCAAAGTCTAAACCTAAAACTAAGCGTAATGCTGATGAAGATGACGACATTGAAGATGAAGATATTGTTGAAGATGATATTTCTGATGATATCGGTGATGAAGACATGCTTAGCGAAAGCGATGATGATGACTTCTTTGATGATCTAGATGATGACGAATAATTCACATTCGTGCTATTAATTGTGATGGGGGTGATATATTATCGCCCCCATTTTTAATAACTTCAACTGGACAATTCTATGAATTTTATGAAAATAGCTGAAGAAGTATTAGAAAAACATATTCGTATCGTTTTAAATTCGTATTTTGATGATGTGTTTGAAACAAGTGAATTTTATAATGTTACGTGTAATGAGGATGGGTGTGGGGATAATGTTAATAATATCTACAGTAAGCGTGGGTATATATTGAAAGCTAACGATCCTTGGGTGTATTATTGTCATAATTGCGGAGCATCGACTACTGCGGTAAAGTGGATGAAAAATCACTTCCCTGTACATTATAAAAATATGATGATGGAGGTTATGCAAAATAAGAAAAACACCCAACAGTCTAATATAACATTTACCAAGAAATCTGGAGCATCGGAAAGAGATGAATCTGAAGACACCAAAGGATTTCAAAAACTTACAAAATTTCCAGATTGTGTGAAGTATTGTGAAGATCGAAAAATCCCAAAAGAAATATATTCTAAATGGTACTATTGCACCACAGGTATTTATTATGGTAGAATTGTTATAACATTTAGAAATAAACAAGGACGAACATATTATTACCAATGTAGATCATTTAACAATAAAAATGGTGTTAAATATTTGTCACGATTTGGCGATCATAACAGCATCTACAACTATTACAACGTTGACCCAGAATTACCAGTTGTTATATTGGAGGGTCCAATTGATTCTATATTTGTTGAGAACTCTATAGCGGTCACAGGACTCAAATTGAAGGGTGATAAGCTCAAGAAATTCAAGAAGACATACTTCCTATTGGATAATGATAAAAGTGCCTACAAGAAGGCTTCAGAGCTGTTGTGTGAAGAGCGTAGATATGTGTTCAATTGGATTAAATTTTTGAAAGATTATCCATGCGATGTTCAAATAAAAGATGTTAATGACTTCATTCTGAAAAACAAGCACGGCATTACAAAATTGACATGGGATATTATCGAACCATATTTCACAAACAATCCTATGGATAAAATGTATTTCATTGTAAAAGATGATAAACCAAAAGCAAAACCTAAAAAGAGTTTTGGTGGATTCGAT